GTAATGAAAAATTAAGCACTATTGAATTTATGAATAAATACATGGGAGATGCAGACATAGATAATTTTCAAAAGTATGCAAAACTAGAATTAGATAGAAACAAAGCCAATTCTTTGGGAAGAATAAAATTTAACCAACTTTATGAAAATCCTCAATATAAACCTTATTTAGAAGTATTAAATAAAAAAACTGGAGAACTCAAAAAAAACATAACTCTTTTACAATTTGACAAAGCACATGATATACCCCTTTTCGTAACAAGAAGAGAAGGCGAAGGTAGATTAGCAAAAACTGGAAGGTTTGTAGGAGCAGGAGCAGAAGTTGAATTGATATCACCTGCTCTACAGATCTACAATAAATTACAATATAGATTAGACCCTTACTTAAATAATTTTGTAAATATAGTTAAAAATAAAACCATAAAAACAAAATTTGAAAAAACGCCAGCTAGAGTTTATAAAAAATCAGCAACTGCTGAAGAGAAAGCAGCTCGACCTATAGATGAAAACTTAATGGGAATTTTATCAGAATACGGGTACAATCCTGATATCACTAAATTTAATAATCAATATGAATTTGTAGCTGATGCAACAAAATTTATTGATACAATATTTAAAGATAGAAATATTAAAACAATTGTTCCTTATAGAGAAGGTAAAGGGGGTGCAAAAAGTAGTTTTATATTTGGTGCGACAGACACTACTAAAGTAGATGTTATAAAAAAAGCAGAAATAGCGGCAGAAAGATTAGAAGATACTATAAAATACGCTATTGAAAACAATATATCTCCTGAAGATTATTTAAACAAAAGCAACTTACCAAAAGGATTTAACCAAGGAGGAGAAGTGGAAACAGAACAAGAAGAACAATCATTTTTATCAAAAGCTGCTTCAGCAGTCAGTAATTTTATAGTTCCAAAAGCAGAAGCACTACCTCTACCTAAAAACTTTTTATTAGGTGACACGCCAAAGCTTGTAAAAAAAACTGAAACCGTAAAACAAATAGCTCCACCTGAAGCACCTCTCTTAGAGAAGAGATATAATATATTTGATGAGAACGGTAATAAAGTTTATCAAAGTAAAAGCATAGACGATGCACAACAAAAAGCATTAAAGCTAGGTGACTTAGAAGGTAAACAATTTACTGTTAAAGAAATAGAAGTACCTGTCAAAGTAAAAAAAGCCAAGACAACAAAACCAGGAACAGCACTTGTTTCTACAATAGTCCCAGAGAATGCTATTGGATCTGGTAATAACAAATTATTCTACTCTGATTTAAATTCTATTATAAACACAGACACAGGTAATTTAACCATTAAGGGAACAAATGTTACAGCACAAAACGTTTCAATGTCAGCTAAAGACTGGCACGATTGGTTTAGATCTAACGGTATTAAAGAAGGTGAACTGTATGACTCTTATGTAAGATCTTATTTAAATAAAAAAGGTGGATTTAACAGAGAGACAGGACAGTTTACAAAAGATGAAAAAATATCTTTTGCAGAAATAAAAGAATTAGTAGATACATCTCCTTCTAATTATATTCAAACAGTATCCTATAGCGATGAAGCGGGTAACTTAAAGTATGGTAACTCTGGAAGACAGGATGATTATATAGGTGGTTCAAGAACAGAAAGAGTGTTGTGGCTAGACTCTAAAGACATTAGAGGAGACATAGGTTCTCTACCTTCAGAGATAAGTAGATATGAAGGTCACAGAAACATGCGTGAAGTTAGAACTAGTGATGATTTTATGGTGCAAGAAAATAAATTGGACGGAGAACCGTATGTCATAGGCTGGTCATTAGGTAGTAATCGAATCGGAAAATTAAATAACAGAGATATTGTTGTTAATGTAGCAGATGAAATACAATCTGATTTTTTACAAAAAGCCGCTTCTTTAAAATCAAACCTAAAGCAAGAAATTAGAAGATTTATTAATCAAAGTCAAAATCAACAAATAGGAAGAAATGAAGGATTAGAATTACTTTATAAAAAACTAGAAAATGTTTTTAGACCAATGCCTGCCACATATCAACAACTTAAAAAATCATTGGATCAATTATTTGCAAGTGACCAGATGTTTGAAAATATATCTAAAATGGATATTGATGATTTAACTAAAGAAAGTTTTAAACAATTAGGAGAGGCTGCAACAAAGAGAGATGAAGCTTTAGCTACAATAAATGCTTCTATTGATAATATAGACGCTAGAGAATTATTTCCTAACATACCTTTTAAAGATCAAAAGGATTGGGTGGATGCCATTATTAAAAATGATGTGTACAATGCCGCTAAGAAAAGATTTTATTTTGATGAAAGTGGAGCTTTACAAGTAAATAAAGATGCACCTTCTCATTACGGTGTAGCACCTGCTAAAGCTATCAAAGCTTACAGAGGAGGTAACGGAGTAGAGCTATCTCCTGACAATGTGGATAGAAGTGGTAGAATGGTGGCATATGATATGCAATATGGAGGACCAAATTTGAATGATCATACTGGAACACACTTTACAGGCAACGTGGAAGAAACTTTAAATAAAATAGCAAATGCAAAAAGTTCTAAAGTAGAAGTGGGAAAAGTTGCATTTGGTGGTGCAGGAGAGGGTGTAGATACTTTTATGATTGAATTGACACCTGATATGTTGTTCCCATATAAAGCATATAAAAAAGATGGAGGTCTTGTGAAAAAAAGTATATTATACACACCGATAGTTTCTGTTAATGAGTTACTATCTCCTATAGGAGCCAGTAGATGGTAGAAAAACGAATACAAAACACAGCAATAGATATATCTCCTAATGCCAATAACTCACTTGAAGTAGAAGGTGTAGGAGAAGAAATACAATTACAAGAGCCTGAAAATACAAACAAAGGCTACGAAATAATTCAAGAGCAAGATGGAGGAGTCACCCTTGACTTTGATCCATCTCAAAAACAATCTGAAGGTGATTACTTTGCAAACATAGCAGAGTTTATAGATGATGATATACTGGAAAAGTTATCTTCTGATTTACAGAAAAATTTTGAGGATGATAAAAATTCTAGATCTGATTGGGAAAAGACTTACAAAGAAGGATTAGATTTATTAGGATTTAAATACGAAGAAAGATCCAAGCCTTTTGCGGGAGCTGCGGGTGTCACACATCCTCTACTTGCAGAGGCAGTCACACAGTTTCAAGCACAAGCATACAAAGAACTTCTACCACCAGGTGGACCAGTGAGAACAGAAATATTAGGTGTCCCTAGTCTAGAAGTAGAACAACAAGCAGAACGAATTAAAGAATTTATGAACTATCAAATTACTTGTGAGATGCAAGAGTTTGATCCAGAGCTTGATCAATTATTATTTCATTTACCTCTAGCAGGTTCAGCATTTAAAAAAGTTTATTATGATGGAACTCTAGAAAGAGCGGTATCTAAATTTATACCAGCAGAAGATTTAGTAGTTCCTTATTTTATTACAGACCTAGAGTCCTGTGGTAGAATTACTCACATTGTAAAAATGAAGCACAACGATTTAAGAAAAAATCAAGTGTCAGGATTTTACAGAGATATAGAACTTCAACCTAACACAGCTAAGACATCTGACATCAAAGAAAAACAAGATGAGTTATCTGGTGTAGAACAAGTTTCATTTACAGAAGAAGAACACAATGTTCTTGAAATGCACGTTGATTTAGATTTACCAGGATACGAAGACATGGGTGCTAACAATGAGAAGACAGGTATTATGTTGCCTTACATTGTAACTCTTGATGAGGACTCTGGAGAAATTTTATCTATCTATAGAAACTGGAATCAAGGCGATCCTTCTAGAAAGAAGAAAGAATACTTTACACACTTTAAGTTTCTGCCAGGTCTAGGATTCTATGGCTTTGGTCTTATTCACATGCTGGGTGGTTTATCAAGAACTGCTACTGCAGCTCTACGTCAACTTATAGATGCAGGAACTTTATCAAACTTACCTGCTGGTTTCAAAGCAAGAGGACTAAGAATACGTGATGATGACGAAGCACTCAATCCTGGTGAGTGGAGAGATGTTGATGCACCAGGGGGTAATCTTCGTGAGTCATTAATGCCTCTACCTTACAAAGAACCAAGTGGAACTTTATTTCAGTTACTAGGTTTTGTTGTTGATGCAGGTAGAAGATTTGCTGGTGTAGCAGATATGATGATGGGTGAGAATGCAGGTAGTCAACAACAACCTGTAGGAACAACCATGGCTATTTTAGAGCGTGGCATGAAAGTTATGTCAGCTATCCATAAGAGATTACACTATGCACAAAAAACAGAATTTAAATTATTAGCAAAAGTATTTTCTGATTACTTACCAGAGAACTATCCTTACATGGTTTCAGGTGGAGAGCAGTCAATTAAAAAAGCAGACTTTGATGAGAGAGTAGATGTTGTTCCTGTCTCAGATCCAAACATTTTTTCTATGGCACAAAGAGTAACTCTTGCACAATCTCAATTACAATTAGCTCAAGCTAATCCTGAGATGCATGATCTAAGAGAAGCTTATTCAAGAATGTATGCAGCTCTAGGTGTACAGAATATTGAAAAATTATTACCCGCACCTGCAGAACCACAGGCACAAGACCCTGCTATTGAGAACGCAGGTACTTTAAATGGTATGCCACCTATACCTTTCCCTGAGCAAGATCATTCTGCACACATAAGGGCACACAGAGCCTTTATGTCATCTGAATTAGTAAGGGCTAATCCTGCAACAATGACAATTTTACAGGCACACATAACAGAACACGTTAGTTTCATGGCTAGAATGATTGTAGAACAGGAAATGGCACCTGAAATGGAGCAAATTATGGCACAAACAGGAGGACAACTACCTCCAGAACAACAACAAGAGCTTTCACAACGTACAGAAAGTGGTGTTGCAGTAAAAATAGCAGAAATTATAGAACAAATGGTTGCAGAAGAGCAAGAAATGATGGATACTTCTAGTTCTGACCCACTTGTAGACCTAAAACAGCAAGAAATTGACCTTAGAAAGGACGATTTAGAGCTAAAAGCACAAGCAATGGGCGAAAAACAAGCGTTAGATGAGAAAAAACTAATGCAAACTGATAAATTGGCTAAACAGAAGATTGAAAGTCAAGAAGATATTGCGCAATTACGTGCAAACGTTGCTTTAGACAAAGCAGATAAAGACAGAAACACTAAAAAAAGAGGAGATAAATAAATGGGCAAACTATGTGCAAGAGGAAAAGCGGCAGCTAAAGCTAAATTTGATGTTTATCCTTCTGCTTACGCAAACATGTACGCTGGTGCTGTTTGTTCAGGCAAAGTAACACCAGGCGGTAAGAAAAACAAAAAAGCCAGTGGTGGCATGATAGGTAATGGCAATAAGTTATCGCAATCTAGAAAAAAAGTATCACATCTGAACACAGGTGGTGTTGCTAGAGGTTGTGGAGCTGTCATGGAAAATAAAAGAAAATCAACTAGTTACGCATAATGGCTAAAAACGGTCTACGTAAATGGGTTAAAGACAAGTGGGTGGACATAGGTGCGCCTAAAAAAGGCGGTGGCTTTAAACCTTGTGGTAGAAGTAAAGGTGAAAAAAGAAGTGGCTATCCAAAATGTGTTCCTGCTTCTAAAGCAGCAAAAATGTCAGCAGGTCAAAGATCATCAGCAGTAAAAAGAAAAAGAGCTGCAGGTAATCCAGGTGGCAAACCAACCAACGTTGCAACTTTTGCAAAGAAAAAAAATACGAAAGCCGCATAATGGCAAAAACTCCAGCATGGCAACGCAAAGAGGGTAAAAGTAAATCAGGAGGCCTAAACAAAAAAGGTGTAGCTTCTTACAGAGCTGCTAATCCAGGTTCTAAGCTTAAAACAGCAGTAACAACCAAGCCTTCTAAATTAAAACCAGGTTCAAAATCTGCTAGTAGAAGAAAGTCTTTTTGTGCTAGAATGTCTGGTATGAAGAAAAAATTAACAAGTTCAAAGACAGCAAATGATCCTAATTCAAGAATTAACAAATCTTTAAGAAAATGGAACTGTTAATGGATACTGCTAAAATTAATAAATTAACGCAAAAAGTGTTGCAGGAGGCTAATAAAATAACTAAAGAGCATTCTGAGTCAGAAGAAGACACAATTTTTATTGCAAATGCATTTTTAAATGCCACAAAAATACTATATACTCAGGCGCTAGGTGAAGAGATAGCAACAAGTCTTTTACTAGAAGTTATGAGACAAAGTTTCGGTGATACCGATAGAACTTTACATTAAGGAGACAAAGATGACAAAAAGTAAACCAGATTATTTAGATTTTGATAAAGATGGTGATAAAACAGAGTCCATGAAAAAAGCTTTAAAAGAAAAAAACGCTAAAAAAATGATGGGTGGCGGAGAAGTTAAAGTTGATGAAGTCATTAGAATGCCTCAAGAAATCCAAGTGCCTGGCATGATGGGTGGAGGTATGATGTACAAAGATGGTGGTGATGTTCAAACTGTCACTCAAGGCCACAAAGGTATGAAGAATACCGTCAAATATAAATAATCAAAAATTTAAAGGAGGATAACATGAAACTATTAAAAGATGTTATTGAATGGCTAAAAGAATGGAACGATTGGAACATGAAGGACTGGATTAAAGCTGGTATTGTATGTGGAATCGTTTTAGCCGTTTTATGGAAAATGGGTGGAGCCTAAACTATGTGGCAACTACTCGCTAAACCTTTACTCGGAGTCGTAACAGACTCCGTTAAAGGCTTCGTTGAAACTAAAAAAGCAAAAGCAGAATTAGCTGTTACTGAAATTAAAGCTGCGAAAGCTTTGAAGGAACAACAGATAGAGGGAAAAATTTCGTGGGAGGCCAGTGCGGTCGATCAGATGAAAGGGTCTTGGAAAGATGAGCTAATTTTAATATGCCTGTTAGTTCCGGCGGTGGCAGTCTTTATTCCTGGATGGACACCACATATCAAAGAGGGCTTTGAAGCTTTACATTCACTGCCTGATTATTATAAACACTTATTATACATTGCATGCTCAGCTAGCTTTGGTATTAAAGGTGCTAAAGGAGCAATGGGATTAATTACAAAAAAG